GACCTTGACATTTCCGTGCTGTTACTGAAATACAGTGATGAGGTATGCCAAGCAGCAAAGCAGTTTGACTATCAAGCAGAGATCGACTTTATTGTTGCAAATGAGGCTCGGAATAAATTCATTCGGAACCTAGCTCTTGCTCAGGAAGGTAACACTCTTGTACTTTACAACTATGTTGAGAAACATGGGAAGCCTCTCTATGAGATGATTAATGAAAGGCTGAATGAAATGCCACGCCGCACGCGTAAGCTATTCTTTGTTTCTGGAAGTGTGGATACCGACGAACGTGAACGCATCCGTGCCATTACAGATATGCATGACGGTCTTGTAACGCTTCATTTTGGTAATATAAAAATTAAAACAAGCCCAACTGAACTAATACCTTTAACAAATAATTCATCAAAAATGGCAAAAATGATCACAGAATCCGATGATGTATTGGAATCTTGGATTTATAAACATTAGAATGTATAAATATATGAATGCCAGAATACACTCCGTATACTTATTTGATAGGATGGTCCAAACATAATAAATGGTATTACGGATCTCGATGTTCCAGAGTCCAAAGATGTTTGTACGAGAGTGGTTGCCATCCAGATGAATTATGGAAAACTTATTTTACTTCATCAAAACACGTTGCTGATTTTAGAAAAAAATATGGCGAACCAGATATTATTCAGATTAGACGTACATTTTTAAATGCCGATGACTGTTGCAAATGGGAGGCTAGAGTAATCACTAGACTTAAACTTTGTTCTAATTCTAAATGGCTTAATAGAGGTGCCGGAGGATTCTATGTTACTACTAAACCAAAATCCGAAGAACATAAGTCTAAACTTTCTGCTTGGCAAAGTGGAATTAAACGTGGAAAACCTTCAGAAGAGACAATTAAAAAAATATCGGATTCTACTAAAGGGTTGAAACGGTCAGCATTAACATGCGAAAAAATTTCAAAAGCGTCTTTAGGTAAAAAAAAGGGACCATGTTCAATAGACAGAGCTAATGCTATTTCTGATGGCTGGAAAAAAAGAACTGCCATTAATTGTCCATATTGTACTATGCAATCTATTAGCACAAGCGTAATGAAACGATGGCACTTTGATAATTGTAAATATAAAAATGAAACCAACTAAAATAGAATATCTTGCCAGTGATTGCATCATTGTTGCCAGTCTTGGTACTTTTTCTACTGGTATAAATATAAGAAACATTCATTCAATCGTGTTTGCTTCTCCTTCAAAATCTCAGATTCGTGTGCTTCAGTCCATCGGACGTGGCTTGCGTAAGTCCGATAATGGAGTCGCCACAAAGGTATTTGATATTGCCGATGACCTTCATTGGAAGAAGTCTCGTAACTACACACTGGATCATGCTGCTGAAAGAATTAAACTATACTCCAAAGAAAAGTTCAATTATAAAATCTATGAGGTCTCACTATGAGCATGTATGACCTTTGTATGATTCTAAAGCTCACCTCTGGCGATTCGCTTCTCTGTCAGGTTCTTTCTGATCAAGATGAAAACATCCTTATTCGAGACCCTCTTCAGATTAACATTATCAGCAATTCTACGCCGGAAGGCATTAAGGCTTTAACCTATTATTCTCCATGGTTTCAAGGGACCGACTCAAGAATCCATATGATTCGGAAGATGCACATTCTAAGTGCTGCAATTCCAGATGAAACAACCAAGGAAGAATACGCAAGAATTGTGGCGCAGAGACACAATGAGGAAGTTCCGGAGCCAACAGGTAAGAAGAAAGAGGAGTCCTGGCTCGACCAATTGAATTTTAAGTTTAATTCGGACCAAGACCGGCATAAGAACTAGTATCCCTTAAGTTGAATAGAGATTCATTATAACAATGAATTTGGAGATGTAAACAACAAATTTGCGTTTACCTTTTATAAATGTTTAATCTTTTGTTATTTACAATATGCGACTAATGGTGTAATGTTATGAATAAGTAAAATTATGGAAACTATTACAAAGCCTTTAAAGCCCTCCAAAAGAGAAGGAATTCATTACGTTAACAACCGTGAGTTCTCGCAGAACGTAGTTGATTATGTCAACTCGGTTAAAAAAGCCAAAGAGGCTGGCACGGAGATACCACGCATCACGGAATACATAGGGCGTTGCTTCCTCCGTATTGCAGAGGGTCTGTCTCATAAACCTAATTTTATCCACTATACCTACCGTGAGGAAATGGTAATGGACGGAGTGGAGAACTGCATTAAGGCCATCATGAATTACAATATTGAGGCTGCCACACGCACTGGTTCTCCTAATGCCTTTGCCTACTTTACTCAGATCAATTACTATGCTTTCATCCGTAGAATCATGAAGGAGAAGAAGCAGCAAGACATTAAAACTCGTTACATCGAGCATGCAGGTATTACCGATTTTATGTCGGAGAGCTTGAACGGTTCCGAATTCACTTATGGTGTGGAGACGGGTTTCATTGATGTCCTCAAGAATAGAATCGATAAGGTAAAAACAGTAGATAAAGCAGTAAAGGAATTCAAAAAGAAGGAAAAGACGGAACTTGAATTCTTTATGCCCGAAGTATGAAAATAGCCGTACTAAATGATAGCCACACCGGTGCCAGAAATGCTTCAGGTATCTTTCTCGACTACTTTGCCAAATTCTACAATGAAGTGTTCTTTCCTTATTGCGACAAGAATGGCATTAAACAGATTCTTCATCTTGGTGACTTCTATGATCATCGAAAGTACATTAACTTTACTGCGCTGAACCATAACCGTAAGACGTTCCTGGAACCTATGGTCGCACGGGGAATGATGATGGATATTATCCCTGGTAACCATGATGTGGTGTACAAGAATACGAATGACCTTTGCTCACTGAAAGAGCTCCTTGGTTACTTTGTAAATAACATCAATATCATTATGACTCCACGGGTAATGCAGTATGGCTCCTGCAAGATTGCAATGCTTCCATGGATCAATCCAGAGAACCATGCAGAGTCAATGAATTTCATCCAGACCTGTGATGCTCCTATCCTGGGTGCGCACTTGGAACTTGCGGGCTTTGATATGCAACCTGGTGTACAAGCGACCCACGGTGAATCTGCCGATGTATTTAAACGCTTTGAAGCGGTACTTTCGGGACATTACCATACTAAATCGACCAAGGGCAATGTCCACTATCTCGGTACACAGTTTGAAATGACGTGGGCAGATGTGGATGACCCAAAGTATTTCCATGTGTTTGATACGGAGACTCGGGAAATTACTCCCGTGAGAAACCCTCTCACGATCTTCTCAAAGTTCATGTATGATGAGAAATATGACGTTGATGGTATTGATGTAAGTACCTTTGATCATCACTTTGTTAAGGTCGTGGTTAAATCAAAGAAGGACCTCTTTAAGTTTGACCGATTCCTTGATCGGCTTCAGAAGCGTCCGATTCACGAAATTAAGATTGCCGAAAACTTTGACGAATTTTTGGCTTCCAATGTTGAGCAGGATGCGTTAGAGTCTATATCGGATACCGGAGAGTTGTTAAATACTTATGTCGACGCAGCAGAAACATCCCTCAATAAGGATGCGCTAAAGTCAAAACTAAGAGAACTCTACGCCGAAGCTCAAAATTTAGAAATAGTATGATTGTTTTCAAGTCTCTTAAATACAAAAACTTCCTTTCGACGGGTGATTACTTTACCAGCATTGACCTATTGAAAAGCCCCACCACGCTTATTGTGGGGCATAATGGTTCGGGTAAATCTACGATCCTCGACGCACTCTCATTTGCGCTCTTTGGTAAACCTCACCGCGACATTAATAAGCCACAGTTGGTCAATTCAATTAACAATAGAGACTGTATCGTTGAGGTGGAGTTTAATGTCGGTCCAACTGCCTTCCGTATTGTCCGCGGTCTAAAACCTGGTATCTTTGAAATCTACCAGAATACCGTCCTTATTAACCAGGAGTCACATAGTCGTGACTACCAGAAAATCCTTGAGCAAAACATTCTCAAGCTGAACCATAAGTCGTTCCACCAGATTGTGGTACTCGGTTCATCTTCTTTTGTTCCTTTCATGCAGCTACCCAATAATGCGCGCAGAGAGGTGATTGAGGACCTATTGGACATTAACATCTTCACCAAGATGAACATTGTGCTTAAAGAGCGCAGTGCCAAGCTAAGAGAACTGCTCACCAACACCAACTATGAAATTGATCTTGTTCGTGAAAA